ATTAGAAGTACAAAGCACTGACAACTACATTGACTGGACCAGTTTGACTGTGGTAGAACTTGAAAGCACACAGTGGACTTCAAGGACTATTCCCGTAAACACAGAAAATCCCATTGATGTATGTACCATGCGGTTTACATTACCAATTTGGATCAGCCCACCTGCCAAGGTCAAGAAACTGGGTGTGATTGAACGTATTATTGCCAGTGTTTATGATGCACAGGGCGATGCAGCCAATGCTATCCTAGACAACGACTTGTTGTTGGGCACAAGACAAGTGATTACTCCTTACAACTATCAGGTTGTGTTGATTGGTAACAAAATACAAATCTTACGTGATCCAGCCATTGTTGATCAACCCAACTCTAGTTTAACACCTCCGGACCTGGTGAGTGACAGCAACTTGCTTTGGCCTGCTGTGATTGGGGTATACGGTGTGCTACGACCAGGGGTTAGTCAGATTAGGCTGATTCAGCCTGATGACACTGAAGTAATTGGAACCATTGCACTAGATCCCAATGATGATCGTTTTGTGTTGTATGACGTAGACATCGATACTGTGCCACAAAATACGTTGGATCCTGTGGATGCTGTGGTCAATCCATTGTTGAGTGGCCCGTTGAACGGCCTTGACAGTGCGTTAGATGGTCAACGCTATTTGCTTACTGAAGGTACTGGATCTCTTGGCAATGTAGGCCCAGCTGAAGCCTGGATTGGGGCCAATGGTCGACCACTAATTGCCAATACCAATGACATCATTGAGTACCAAAACGGCTACTGGCGAGTTAAATTTGATGCCAGCACACAAGCTAGCATTCAATATGTCACAAACATAACTACTGGTGTACAATATTTGTGGACTGGTGAATCATGGATCAAAAGTTATCAAGGCCTGTATCCTGGAGGCCAATGGAGTTTGGTACTGTAAGAGCTGTGGGTGTTTGGTTCAGAGCCAGCGACACCGGTCGTTACTTGTACCTTTTGCGCAACGACACCAAACATCCTGGTGCCTGGGGCCTGCCCGGAGGCAAAGTAGAAGCAGGCGAAACCTTGCTGGGTGGCATGGAGCGCGAATGCACTGAGGAACTGGGATTTTTCCCCGAGTATCTTAGGTTAGTTCCATTAGAAAAATTTACCAGCGCAGACGGGCAATTTGAATACAACACATGGGTATGTGCCATACTTCATGAATTCCGCCCAGAACTCAATCACGAACATCTAGGCTATGCATGGATTGATGCTGGCACATGGCCCAAGCCCATGCACCCAGGATTGTGGAACACTGTGAACATTGAAGCAGTGCAGGGCAAGATTGAAACCGTTGAACGGTATCTTGCCACTGGCACTGACAATTAAGCTTGGCTTTCTTGGAAGCTGAGCTGAATTTCTCCCACTGGATTTGACACCGTTGACAGTGCAGTGATCTGCACTGCCAACACTTCAGGTCCGTTAGGATAAGTTCCTGTGCCAGGCACAGTACTGGTACCAATTTGTTTGACTGAGCTCAAATCCAACACACCTTGGTTTGTGGCACTAACTGGAATAGCAAACAGTCGTTCACCACCAGTAATATCAGCAGTAATAGCTTGAATTGTTAGTGTCAAGTCATTGGCTGTAGTTGACCCTCCCAAAGCATTGCCAAGAATCTTGATAGTATCTCCCACAGCATAACCTGTGCCTGTGGCCTGTATTGCAATAGCAGTAGTAGTTGTGGTGTATGTGGTACCAGCCGCAGTCAAACTCACTGTTACGTTTGCACCCGAGCCTGAACTTGACACGTTGGTTGGTGTTAAGTTTGCATATACTTTTGCAGTACTGCTGGCAATTTTAACACCACTTCTGCTCAGACCACCTGTGGTATTAAACGGAGCACCAGTTAAACCACCAGTTGCTTGACTAGTAAATGTCGGCGCTACTGAAAATTGGCTAAAGCTAGGCTGGAATCCACCACCCAAGTTGTTGAGTCCTTGCCAAGAAGTGTTGGCTGAGTCAATGTTGTTGGGATTCAAAATACCTTCAACTAGATATCGTCCAGTACTTACTTGAAAATTCAAACTGGTCAGTGTTAACTGAGCACGGTTGATCAAGTCACGCACACCCAGATCACCAATGATACCATTGCTCACGCTGGGAGCCAGGCGCATGGCAAATGCAACCTGTTTGTTACCAATCACAGCAGGCAAACCATAGTTGGTGCGGTTATAGGTAAACTGATAGCCTTCGTCACCATCAAAATTACCATCCATGATTACCGAACTACCCCAGTGGTTGACCAGTGGCGTACAAGTGTTACTAATCAATATTACACCAGTGTTGTCTGCATGGCTAGTGGCTGCGCTGGATGTAAAACTTCGGCTTGCACCTTCAACCCATTGCGTAAAGGTAGCACCCCGGGTGCAACCAGTTAGGTCATTGTCAGTTTTGCCACTGTACTTGATAATTTCGCTGTCAATCATCACAAACACAGGATAAGTCACAGACGCATCAGGGTAATCAGTTGCATCACGCAGTGTGATTGTGGTTTGACTTGAATCAATGGAACCATCTAAACTGCTGGTTGCAGTTTCGTTAATGGCTTCGTATCGTGCTGGCAAGTTACCAGAACGCATGTATGCTTCATTGTTTAAGTTGTTGTTGGGTCTGCGATGTGCGTGAATAAAACGACCATCTTGACCACGCACCATCCATGTTACATAACCAGCACCGTACCATGAATACTCAATTCCCAACATCTGCATTTTATTGGTGTCAATAGTGTATCCGCTGGGTCCAGTACCATCTATGGTGTCAATGTTGAAATCATCCTGGCGAACTCTAATTTCGTTACGCAAGGTCAGTTTAACTCGAGTTTGATTAGATACCCCACGGAATGTTGGTACCACAGTCATGCGATTGTTATTGGTTATGCTGGTAACACTGTGGGTCATGCCCTTGATCACAATTACATCGCCGTTGTTGAGTTGATCTTGGAATCGGCCTGCCCCATCACCAGTTACCAAGTTTGAGCCCACACCTACACTGGCCAGGCCAGCAAGTTGGAATGTACTGGTTCGTTGCACAGCATTCAATGATATACCATCTGATTCCCAGAACAAGCCGTTCTGATCATCAAAAATACCAGCGCGAATACTAGATCCGTGCCAGGCTGTGATTGCAATTCTAGGTTGCTGTCCCAATTCTGGTGATGCACTACCCAGTACATTTTGAGCTTGTACAACAAAGCTGGTGTCGCTGACAATGGTTGTAACTATGTAATCTGTGTCATTGTATCCGCTTGTGGTCACCCCACTTATGCTTATAGTAGCACCGGCATTTAACCCGTGTTCTATATCAGTTGTTACTGTGATATTGCTGTTGACAGTTGTGCCGGCTGCGCTCAAAGCACTGATATCAAACGTTGGTTTTAACATAGTACCAGATGAGAACAGGATACCTTTACCAGACTGGTAACGGAAATATTTTTTAGTCTGACGTATGGCGCTGGCGCCTCGTGTGGGCGTGCCTGGGCCTAACACCACACCACCATCAAATGATCTTGGCAAGAACACTGCATTTGACCGTACATTTATTGTGCCAGCCAACGATCCTGAAACTGCTGCGCCTGTCTTGGCTTGATATGTAAAGGTTGTTGTGCTAGGTATACTAATAATAATAAAACTACCGTCGCCGTAGGCTTGGTTGGTGCCAGCACTGAGATTTACCAAAATTGGAGTTCCTGGTACTAGACCATGAGCATAGAATGTGGTCACAGTAATAGTACTGGGGTTGGCACCATCGCTAGTGATTGATGCAATGTCCAAATCTGCACCAGTGTAAGGAAAGGCCTGCCGTATGATAGAATCATATTGATTAATTGGATATCCAGCTGCTAGGCTAGGAGTGCGTCGAGGATAATAGAAGAAATTGTTGTCCTCACCCAAGGATACCAATGACACACCTTCGGCATTTGACGAAGCTGTATTTTGATTGCTGACGTATGATCCAGTTGTTACTGGAGTGTCACTTTGATTGACACCAATTTCACTTAGAGCATTGCTTCCGCTGGCATAGAACATACCAGTCATACGCACAAACGGTGATCCAGCACCGGCTGCAGTCAATGCAGTGGTATTAAACTGACCACGAGTAATGGTTTGAGTGCCATTGACCAAGGTGCTTACTACTGTTTGTTTGACCAATTCTACGTTGGCACTGAGACGCTGAATAACGCTGCCGCTGTAGAAAGTATTGGCTGCAGGAATGTTATACCAACCACGTTGCAGTTGTAAAGTTGTACTGTCTGTTACTTCTTGCACTTGAGCAATTTCCAATGTGCTTACAGGATAAACATTTCGTCCAATGGTAATGTTGGCGCCAGCACCATTGGTGTTGTTGGTTTGTCTAGTAACTGTGAGTGTATTGGCTGATACGTTTGTTACTGCCATGGTTTCATACACACCCGAAGTGTCAGTTTCTACAATAATATAACTGCCGTCCACAATTAACGGTGCGGCTGCAACGTTGGCCACGTTGACTGTGGTTGTTGCTGTGCTGGTAATATTGGCTGTGGCCAATGTGGTACCACCAGTGATTGGGCGATTGATGATCAACACATTGTCAAGTGCAGTGATACCAGTTGTACTGTTAACTGTAAATGTTCTTTCAGCAGAACTGTTGACATTGGCTGTGAGATAAGCACTCACAAAAGGTGTCACATTGCCTTGAGTTTGACTGATAACTAGAGCATAATCATTTGCAATCCAGGCTGGGGTTCCAGGGTTTTGTAACTTGACACTGGTATCAACGTTGGATGTAATTAGGTCATCACCTGCCAACAAACTCAAGTATCCATTGGTGTTGTAAACAATATCTCCGCCAATATCTTCATAGAAGCCAGGAATATTGTTGTTGGTACTGACGTTTTGCCATTTGGTGTTTTGCAAACCGTATTCAAAGTCAGCGTCAATAAGAGCTTCGGGATTTGAAATTCTGTTACGACCAATAGCATCTTCGCCGAACGCCCAGGGTTCTACTGTCAAGGCACGATCTTCAATGTAGATAGCCAATTTGTCACTGGCGCTGAGTGTGGTAGTGTTAAGATCTAGTGTGATGGTTGTAACACCAGCATACGCTGCGGGAAAAGTGGCTGTTGGGCCAGCTACCCATGACACTGTGCCGCCCATGGTACTGTCAGCAAAGTTATAGATAGCAACGTTTGTTGTTGTATCATAAATGGCCAATATATCCGCTAGATTGTACCTATCGGGAACCTTGACAGTGCCCAGGCCACCTGTACCAGGTGTAAACGAATACTCGTATAGTCTTTTTCTTGCCATCTTTTAAACTCCAAATATAATTTGACCTGCTGTCAAACGGGCTTGTGTATCTTGTCCAAACTTTGCATAAGTGATGCTGGCATCAACCATTTTGCTGGTGCCAACTGTGTTGTCGCTTGGTGTGCCAGTATATAGTGTATCGCCAAATATCAAACCAAAAAACGGTGTCAACGAAGCCGGGGCTGTGGGAAAACTTATAGTGGACCCTGTGATGCTGAATCCAACACCAGGATTGAGAATTACATTGTTCAAACTCACCATCATGGCATAGGCTGTGGCTGGGTTAAAGCTGGTGCCGCCCACTGTGATTGGGAATGTGGTTGCACTACCGTTAAAGGTAAGTGCATCCATTTTCCTGTATTGTCCAATTTGAGGTGTATTACCTACGTAGCTCATTGTGCGTCCTTATAGTCTACCAACCACAACTTCAATCACACCTTCAGTGCCATCAAAGTTTTCCAGTGATTTACCAATCACAGTGCCCACAGCTGGTGTTGCACAAGCTTGTGCTCGACCGTGGCCTGCTGATACCATCATGTCACCTTTTCTCACAGTGCCCACAACTTGTGTAGGTACTCTGCCTACTAGAGCCAGGGCAACCACATGGTCTCCTATCAAACAACTATTCATCAAATGTGCGGGATCAGTTGAAACTACGCCAGCTATTCTAACATCAGCTGATACAGTGGAAATTGTGACTTCGTTATTGCCGCCAAATACCAGCACTGTGCCTGGAGTATAGTCTGCATCAGCTAGATAATTTTCTGCCAAGTCAGCGTATTGAGCTGATGTTGCTTTGGCAAAAACAGTGTTGAAATAGCCAGTAGCTGAACCAATATTACCAGCAAGGTTAGCACCACCATTGATGATGTTGCCCAGTGTGATGTTACCAGTTGTAACTGTCAAGCTAGCAAATTGTACTGACGAACCTGTTGCAATGTTTTGTGGCAAACTCAATGTAACTGCGCCTGCTGATGCACTGGCAGTGACTTGGCTGGCAGTACCAGTAATGCTTGTTACACCAGAGTGTGTGTGATCAGCTCGTGCAAATGTTGTACCTGTGCCCACTGCACCTGAGGCTGCAATAGCAGCGGGTGTTGTAGAACTGAGTTGTCCAAGAACATAAGCAGTTGTAGCCACTGCTGTGGTATTGGTATTTTGAGCCGCTGTTGGTGCTGCCAAGTTACCAGCAGTGCTAATATTGCCGCCTGTGATGTTGCCAGTTGCACTAACTGTTGCAGCTTGCACCAACCCCACTGTGTTTAAATTAGCACCAATGATGTTACCTACTGCGCTAACCACTGCTGTAGCATTAACGTTTGCACCAAGAATATTACTGGCAGTTGATATGGCGCTGATAACGTTACCGCTCAAACTCAACTGAGCTGCCAACACAGTGCCAGCTGCTGAAACGTTGGCTGCGGCCAAAACGTTGGCTGTGGCACTAACAATTGATCCTTCTACCAACAAGGTGCTTATAATGTTACCGCCAGCAATGTTGCCAGCTGATGTTATGTTACCAGTTGATGTGGTTATTCCGGCAGTAACCAAGTTACCACCTGTGACGTTGCCTGTTGCACTGACACCACCTGAGCCTGCTGTGATTGCTGTGGCAGCAGAAACATTGCCACCAACCACGTTGCCTGTGGCACTGACAGCACCACCTGCAGATATAGCACCACTGGTAATAATATTGCCGCCTGTGATGTTACCTGTTGCACTGGCAATTCCACCA